TGAATACATATACTGAACCGTTCTTGAGTCTCAAGGCCCTGGATCAGCGCACCATTATTGAGCAACTCCTGGGCATTACCATGCTGAGCGAGCGAGCAGATCGCATCAAAGAACACAACCGATCAACCAAGGACGCAATCACCCAGGAAGAATTCCGTATTCGCGCTGTTCAAGAAGCCAACAAACGTATTGAAGAGCAGATTGCGGCATTAAAACGCAGACAAACCTTGTGGACCGACAAACATGCGGAAGATATCCAGGCACTTGAAAAAGCACTTGCATCGCTACAGACGATACAGATCGAAGTGGAGATCCAAGCGCACGCGGATCACAAGGCATGGGATCAACGGCGCAAGGACATCAATGAGCTTTCGTCGCAAATTAGCCGCACAAAATTGGACATTGGCCGTGAAGACAAGTCGGTTGCCAAAATATCAGCGGAAATTACAACACTTGCGAACCACGAATGTCATACGTGTGGTCAGCCCTTCCACGATAGTAAGCACCAACAGGTTATGGAAGCGAAACAGAAAGATTTGGCAACGGCTCAACAGAGCGGCGCAGAATACAGCACCCTCTTATCAGAACTACAGACTGCCCACGACAGCCTGGGCACGTTAGGCAAGCCACCCAAGATGTTTTATGATAAAGAATCGGATGCTGTACATCATCAGGCCACCTTAACCAATTTAGAAAAACAAATTGCCGAAAAGGGCAAGGAAGTAGATCCCTACAGTGAGCAAATTACGGAAATGCAACAACAGGCCTTGCAAGAAATCACGTACGACACGCTAAATGAACTTACTCGCTTGCAGGAACATCAAGACTTTCTGCTCAAGCTCTTGACCAGTAAAGATTCGTTTATACGCAAAAAAATCATTGAGCAGAATTTGAGCTATCTCAATGCCAGACTCACACACTATTTGGATCGTGTGGGCTTGCCGCATACTGTGGTATTCCAAAATGATTTAACTGTGAGTATTGAGGAGCTAGGTCGCGAGCTAGACTTTGATAACTTGAGTCGTGGTGAACGCAATAGACTGATCTTAAGCATGAGCTGGGCGTTCCGTGATGTATTTGAATCCTTATATCAACCTATTAACTTGTTGTTTATCGACGAGATGATTGACAACGGACTGGATACCGCAGGCGTAGAAAATGCCCTGGGCTTGCTAAAACACATGAGTAGAGAACGGCACAAGAGTATTTGGTTAGTGAGTCACAGAGATGAACTGGCCGGACGGGTGGAAAACATACTCAAAGTGGTCAAAGAAAACGGATTTACCAGTTACAACACGGACGTCGATATTGCATGAGTTCTATAGAAATTCTACATTCGCACCTTGACGAAGTTAAAATTTATGTCAATCAAGAACTGTTGGCGCAGGATCAAAAGTGCAATGCCCTCAAGGTCTGCTTTGATCAGCCATTGCCTACACAGATTGACATAGAGTTTTGGCCGTTTAAGATCAAGCCAATTGTCAGATACAACGAATTTATGCTGGACTATTGGCTAGCCAACATCCTATTACAAGATCATAAGCTGACTCTTGCTGTATCTGAAACATTCTTTGAGGACTACAGAAACAAAAATATACAAGGACGGGTCAACAGCCTGTCTGAAAAACAACGAAACAGTGCGCACTTTTTTGATCAGTATGTTGGCGTAAATAACGGGTATCCTGTTATTATCAACGAAATTAAAAAAACACTAGATCAATGAGAAATCTTGTTATTGTCTCTCTACCTAAAGTCGAACTTGCTTATCCGCCTGGGGCACTAGCAATACTGTCCAGTGTGGCCAAAGAAAACAACTATGCGGTTACAGTTTTTGATTATAATATGGACCTGTTTGACAGTCTAAACGAAAACGAGTGGAATCAACTCGAAGAGTGGAACACTTTTGCTAGCGACCAAATCAATGCAGAACTTGAAACTCGATTAAAAAAAATCTTTGTTGCTGGTCTTAATTCTGCAATCAACAAGCAAACAGAGTTTGTCTGCTTTAGTGTGTTTAGTTACTTTAGTAATCGTATTGCTACTATGGTGCTTGGGTGGTATCGAGATGCTTATACAGTTAAAAGTGTAGTTGGTGGCACAGGAGTATCAACTGATACTAGTGTTGGTAACAAACAAATATTTGGCAACTATCTAATAGAACACGAGTTGGCAGACTTTGTAGTGTTTGGCGAAGGTGAAGTCAGCTTTGATCAAATACTTAAAAACAACAGCAACTATCCAGGTATCAATCAAAACAATCCCATACAGATTGAGGACTTGTCTGGCTTGCCTGTGCCAACGTATGAATACTTTGACATGGATAGGTATCAAGCTACTAGGATATTAATTACCGGTAGTCGTGGCTGTGTGCGTAGTTGCACGTTCTGCGATATAGCACTAACTTGGCCCAAGTTTAGATATCGTGATGCTCGAAGTATTGTTGAGGAAATTAAACGTCACTTCTATGATTATGGCATTACTGAATTTGAATTCACTGACAGTCTAATGAATGGTAGTGTCAGTAACTTTGATCGCTTTAACGAGTTACTCTACGAAGAAAAACTAAAACATCCAGAGCTAGAACCCATCAGGTATCAAGGGCAGTTTATTTGTAGGCCTGCAGAACAGCAGCCGGCTCGTAGTTACGAACTCATGCACTTGGCAGGATGTAAACAGTTGATCACTGGTATTGAAAGTTTTAGTAACAATGTTCGAAACCACATGCGTAAGAAGTTTTCAAATGAAGACATTGACTATCACTTTGAACAGTGTGCGCTTTGGGGCATTCCTAATGTGATACTAATGATTGTGGGCTATCCTACAGAAACCGAACAGGACCACCAGGATAACATTACTGCAATTAGAAAGTATAAGCAGTATTCTGATATGGGCACTATATTCATGATCCGTTGGGGATTCACCATGCACCTGTATGATCATACTCCAATCATGGACATGGTTAACGAGTTACAAATAAATATGCTAGACAATATCAAATTTGACAGTGTCTACAGTTGGACATCAGCACTGAATCCTGGCAACGATCTTCGAGAAAGAATACGCAGACGTGTTGAAATACACGAGCTCTGCGTTGAGTTGGGTTACCCAATGCCCAGAGTTCGTGAAGAGCTGTTGGTTCTAAAAAAATTAGCTGAACAATCAAATTTAATTGACAGGCCAAAAAGACCTGTCATAATGTTGGAGGAATCATGAAAGACGTATTTGAAATTCAAAATTGGGTAAGCCCAGAAGAAATCAATCAAATCGCTGAAATTGCCAGCGAGTGGGATCGGGTTGAGTTTCGTCCTGACTACGGTCGTTGGCCAGGAGAGCTTATTGCTATTCAAAGCTGGCACACATGGAATGACCATGATGCACTGGGTCAGTTGTTTAAAAATCGCATGACTCGCCTGCTAGGATACAACATCAAAGTTGTAGAAGTTGATTATGTAGAACTGTATCTTCCATGGGATATACACAGCGAAGGCACACGCCCAGAAAAAGGCTCTGCGCCCTGGTATACATTTGTTATTCCGTTAGAAAGTTATCCAGGAAGTCGCACAATGATATTTGATCAAACGTCTGATGAATACAACGATTTTTATCGCTATAAACAATCAAATCCCAAGGCCAAGATGCCAGTGGATATAAAGTTTTGGGAAGATAATCTCAGTCACTGTTGGGACGAAGATCGTGAATATCTGAGTTTAAAGTATGCCAGCCGTGATTGGACCGCTGGCGATACGTTGTTTTTTAAACGCAACCTGTTTCATAGTAGCGATAATTTTCACACCAGAAACATTGGTCCAAAAAAATTCTTACAAATTCTAACTGACTTGGCATGAATATACTAATCACCGGAACATCTGGGCTGGCAGAGGCGCTTAAACAGGAGCTTGGCAAGCATGATAATACAGTGACTTGTGTAAGTAGATCCACAGGACACGATATTAAAAATATCTTAGAGTGGGCTCCGGGCTTTTATCACTACGACGTGTGCATTAACTCAGCCTACGATCAGTGGTCGCAAGTCAATGTTCTAGAACAATTTTTTTATGCATGGCGCAACAATTCTTCAAAACAAATCATTAACATTGGCAGTTCCATTGTTGATTATGCTAGAATAGAACGCGATAAAGAACACGAGTATATGGCTTATAAAAATCACAAGCAGGCACTGCAATCAACATTTTACAAATTAGTAAAGCTGGCCGAGTGTGACATTAAACTTGTCAACCCAGGTGCCATTGACACTGCTATGATACAACATTTGAACTTTGCTGACAAAATGACGCCAACGTTTGTAGCAGAAAAAATAGCGGCCATTATGAAAGAACCTACATTTAAGAAAGTTGATCTGTGGCTATAAATTGGCAATTTTATCACTGGCATTTAGAACCCAGTGCTGTATGCGCAGTAAAGTGCCCACGGTGTCCTAGGGTTGAACACCCAGATACTCCTTGGCTAAACAAGAACATGACTTTGGATTTTGTAAAGAAGTTCTTCACAGAGGAAATGCTACGGACACAAGTTCGGCGTGTTACCATGTGCGGCGATGTGGGTGATCCTATCTACTGCAAAGAGTATATTGAAATTTGCCGTTATATCAAATCAGTCAATCCCAATATTCATATCTTTACAATTACCAACGGTAGCTACAAGAAACCAGAATGGTGGCGCGAACTAGCCAGTGTGTTGGATCATCGTGATACAATTAACTTTAGTATTGACGGATATGACAATGCTAGCAACAACCTATATCGTGTCAACAGCGACTTTGACAGCATCATCCAAGGTATACAAGCTGTGCGCAAAGTCAACAAGGATGTGTTCCTTGTTTGGGCCACAATTATTTTTAAGTTTAATCAAGATCATTTAAGCAACATTGTCAATCAGGCTCGTAATCTAGGCATGGATGCTATACAATGGACTCGTAGCACAAAGTTTGGCAGTGTGTATGGTGGATATGGTGGCACAGAAGATATACTTGAGCCAAGACCAGAGTTTATCAGTAAAACGCACAGATACGAGCGAGAGGTGATCAATATCAGTGGTAGGCAACAGGACAATGTTGAATACCTGGAACATAATCGAAAGAAATATTTTGAAATCAAAGAGCAGTATCGAGATGCACCTATTACTCCACTGTGCGAGATAGGTAACCGTGGTGTATATGTCAATGCCGAAGGAGTTGTGTTTCCATGTAGCTGGCTTAGTTTTCCATATCACAGTCTTACCTATGGCGACAAAACGATCCAGTGGAAGGATACATTCTTTGCCAAACACCGCGAGCAAATGAGTTTACACAATAGAACCTTTGCAGAAATAGTTGCAGATCCTATGTGGAGCAAGTGCAGTCAAGGCTTTACAGATCCAACTAAAACGTGGGTTGAGTGTGGTCAAAAATGTTCTAGTCATGTAGTTGACAAAGAATACGCAGTAGGTTGGGAAACAAATTAATAGGTGTTTGTCAATTGTTGATAACTATAAGTCCATGGTATGGCTGTATGAAAACACTCAAATTGAAACCTTGCCCGAAGATTGTGTTGGGTTTGTTTACCTAATCACAAACACAGTAACAGGCAGAAAATATATTGGAAAAAAATTAGCAAAATTTAGTAAAACCTCATACAAGGTAGTAAAATTAAAAAACGGCAACAAAAAACGCAAACGAATTAAAAGTAAAGTAGATTCAGACTGGCAGCTATACTATGGAAGTAACGATCAACTCAACAAAGACTTACTGGCGCTGGGCGCTGACAACTTCACAAGAGAAATATTATTTTATTGCCGATCAAAAGCTGAATGCAGTTACGTAGAAGCTAGAGAACAATTTAATCATAGAGTATTAGAATCCGACGACTGGTACAATGGACAGATAGTATGTCGCATACACGGTAGTCACATAAAAAACAAAATTTAAAATTTAGATAGGCAGCTTTACTGACTCTGTGCTGGATGTTTGATCCAGCCCCATCGAGGAACGGTGCAATACCCGGTCTGGAACTGTTTGGGCGTCAAAGGCAATTGCTAACTTAAGGCAACAAATGGTTTGGGCTCCGTTGAAAAAGATACGACCCATGCTCGTAGGACTTGGATTTATCATCGGGTCACTAGGGTTCCGTTGATTTGTGAAGCTAGAGTAGGGGGTACCGGTCAACCGCCTCCGTGTAGTAAACTACAATCTCTTTATGATAAATGACAGCTACACTCGGATAATGTAGAAGTCAATTCACCGTGCATACGGTGAATTGTGACCGCGTAATCTGGATAATGCAAGAGAAAGAAAATCATTGATGAACGAAGTGAAATCAATACTTCTGCTTGCAGAAGTTCTTGTGTGAGTGTATAATGTTGTAAATACTTGCTTGTTTATGCCCACAACCACAAAAATCCAAACCATAATGATCGGCAGTGTTCCAATGTCACTGAGTGAGTTGGCGCTGGCTCCTGCAATTATTGCAGCAACAGTAAAAAACAAAGGTCATGACTTTGCATTTTTGGATATTAATTTAAAACTATTTGAATATTGCAATCGTGACCATACACTGTACCAAGAAAAAACCGAAGAACTTTGCTCGGGTGCAGATCAGCAAACAGATCCTATAATTGCGCAATGGATCAACATGATCATGGATCGGGTATCTGTTTGTCAGTATGTGCTTGTCAGTGTGTTTAGCCAGTTTAGCCAGCCAGTTGCACTGCTACTGATCAAAAAGATAAGAACTCTTTATCCAAACAAAATTATATTAGTCGGCGGTGTTGGCAGTCAAAAACCCAGCGACCCATCGGTTATCAAGCCGTTTGGCCAATTGCTATTAGAAAATAAATTGATTGACAGCTGGCAATCTGATATCAGTGTCTCGGAAATTGAACGGGTGTTGCCGCAACAACTGACACTTGGACCTGTTACAGATGTTGATTTTTCTATCTACGAGCTGGAGAGCTACGATTGGTCTCAGATCAGTAAATCGGTCCCGGTGCTGGGTAGTCACGGGTGTGTCCGACAATGCAGTTTTTGTGATGTAATTAAACATTTTTCAAGTTATAGTTTTATTGAGGCCGACCAATTAACCAAACAAATAGTACAAATATTTCAACAAACCGGGGTAGCAAAATTTGTATTCATGGACAGTTTGGTCAATGGCAGCATGTCAAACTTTCTTTCTTTACTAAAAAATCTTAGCCACAGCAAAGATCAATCGTGGTTGCCGCCGGATTTTTCCTGGAGTGGTACTTATATCTGCAGACCGCGATCTACTCAACTTGATCGCATTCATAAACTGTTACCGGCTGCTGGAGTTGATAATTTGGTAATTGGAGTGGAAACCGGCAGCGATCGTATACGTTTTGAAATGCAAAAAAAATTCACAAATCAAGATTTGTTATACGAGTTAGATGCATTTAAAATCAACGGCGTTGGCGCAACTTTGTTGTTTTTTCCATCATGGCCCACAGAAACTCTGGATGACTATGCAGAAACACTGGAACTGTTCCGGCAACTGTCGCATTATGCCCAGGCACACACAGTCAAGTCAGTAAGTCTTGGCACAACAGGTTTTGCCCTCATAAGCGGAACCAAGATAGACCAGGACAAAGACAAAATTGGATTGGAGGCCGGGCCAACCAATTTTCTATGGCGTTGCCGATCAAATCCGGAATTGACTTTTTGGGAAACAGTGCGACGCAGACTGCTCATGGCAGAGGTGTGTGAATATTACGGAATACCCCTGTATCGAGAAAATCAATTTCGTAGATACCTCAACATAAACATTCGAAAGTTTGCCAAAAAAATCTTAGACTACACAGGCACAATCACAACGCCGGTTCACAGTCATCACGATTTTTTGGCAACTTTACCAAATACTCATACCTTGTTTTTATCTGTTGTTAATTCAGGCACAACTCCAGTCAAATTAACAATATCAACCACCGACAATACCAGTGAACAATTGTGTAGTCCAGGGATCACAGACATTCAGTACAAATTTGTTAAAAATTACAAACAGTCAGAAAATCTAGTAATGAATTTTGAGTTTGATCAAGAGTATACCCCTCATTTAAACCAGTACGAAAACGGTGATTATTTTGCAACCAATGGAATTTATCTACAGAAAATTTTTATAGATCAACGCGACATTACCTATTTTGGCTTTAATCAAATAACAGAACAACACTTGGTGGGCGATATTGTGTTACCGTGCAACTACAATCAACACATCAATCATCGGTGTGTGATTACCGACACTGTTCTTACTTGGAAGATTGCATCTTGCGCAGGGTTGCAAGGATGGATCTTGGAAAAATTACATCCGATAGAGCAACAAGAGCGCAAGACAATAGACTTAAAATTGCAACAAATATTTTTAGAGTTGTCAAACTTTAAAACTGATCCGGCCAATCTCTAAAGAGAGCATGCTGTATATCACCTGCAACAAACTGATTGAAGCTTTGATGTTTGGTTTCTAGTTCGCCTTCTAGTGGTGCAACACGACGAAATGCCGAATCCATTTGTGCCATGTCTTGGAACTCCATGAGTATCATCCATTCGGGCATGTCGGCGATGCTGCGGAATCCCATTTTGCATCTGGTGATTCTGTATGATTCCATCTTGCCTTCGCTGATCAAGTGGTCAAAGAAACTTTTCATTCCGTTGACCCAGTCTAGGTCTGAGATATCGCCTTCTTTGTTGGCCCAGATAGTGTATAAATCCATTATTGTAAACCTCCTAAAATTTCAAAGCCTTCAAGTCCTTGTTTGTACAGGTGTGCCTGATCCAGATAAAGATATTCAAATCCACGTTCTCTATAGATAGCACACTCTGTTTTTAAACTTTCTACGCCCAGTCTGGTCCTAGGATCGTGATAGGTCCAAGCAAACTGGCTAGCAAGTACATTTTTGTTGTCGTAGCGTTTCATCAAACTAAAGGCCACCAGCTGCTGGTCCTCTTTATAGCCAATTATATCTGTATCGGGGTCTGCAAACTGACTGTCAAACAAAGGCATAACACTTGCAAAATGCTTGTAGATACAGTAGGTTCTGTAGATATCTTTTAATCGAGAAATGTCAGGATCAACGAGATACTCCCAGGTCACACTGGGCATGTATGTTGTTTCTTTCAAATTGATTCGGGCAAATTGATAGGTCATGCACGCGGATCCTTGCGATGTTCGAACAGGCCTTGCAAGTAATCTTCAGGCCAGGTGTCATAAAATCCTTTAGCAGCCATGGCATGTGCTTTTTGATTCAGATCACTGAGACTCTGAATCAGGGCCAGGGCATAGGTACCTTGATTCATACTCACCCCGTTGACTATTTCTGGATCGCCGGGGTGATCCTCCAGGGCCAGGAGATCTCGTGCTACCAGCACCTCTTGATTGGCAGCACGAACATCGCTGGTGAATTGTGAATAAAAAAATTCGTCAGGATCGTAGGCCAAGATCACAACACTTTTACCGCCCAGACCATCACGGGCTACATTCAACAGATCAAAATAAGGGTTAACACCAACTCTAACAGTGTAGTCCTGATCCAGACGGGCCTTGCGTGCATACGGACAAGGTGCCCAACCGCCCAAGGCCGGGTGCGGTACTTCCACAAATGTTTTGATCCAGGACTCGATATCCTGTTGTACTGTTGTGATATCTAGCATGATCTAAAAAAACGGCAGGCCCGACTTTTTGGTGGTTTCCAGATTGCCCTTGACAATTTCGTTGATAATTCGTCGTTCACCCACACTGAGTTGCATGGCCTGGTCGTAACTTAATCCACCGCGCATGTACCAGCACAATTGTAAAGCCTCTTGTCTGATGGAGTTTGATTCTTTTTCCATGCCGTCTACCAGTTTGGCAATCTGCTCAGAGTCCGAGATCAAGAGGCGGGTACGAAAAAACTGGACATGTCCAAGGTTACAGCCTGCTTGTATTCGTTTTTGCATTCTGGGCAGATCAAGTTCATTGGCGGCATTTCGGCCTGCTCTTTGAGTTCTATTATAAGGTCTCGAATACGATTAAACAGCTCTCGGTCGCAGTTTTTCAAAAACTCATCAATATATTCAGACTCGCTGACCAAGGCCTGCGGAGTCTTGATCACAGCAATGCTCTGCGCCAGGGCCTTGACAGTGATGTCGGTTATGCGTTTAAGTGCTGCACCCAGCGCACTCATTTTGTCTGTGTCGGGGATTTCAGAATCCGGCAACATCTGCAGGAGTTTTTGATTTTCGTACTGCAAAGCATTGTTGTCGTTGATGTTTTTATAGGTCATTGGCCTGAAAAAAATCTCTACATCACCTGAGTTTAAACTTTTGTTATAATCCGGAGTTTTCATACGGTCCAAAACACCCCTAAGATCCACAGTGTGTTCGCACTCGTGTCCGCACTTGGGACATTTGGTCCCAAAATCCATGTCGTGTCCGTAGCTGGCAATTCTAATAGCAATCAGCAGGGTGTCGATATCCATGGCCGGAGTTGACCATACATCCTTGATATCGGGCACACAGCTCTGCAACACATTCACTGTGGCCTGTCCGTTGAACAGGGCGTCGGGCGTACGGTAGGTTATTTCGTCTATGGCCGTCATGGGATATACCGGCAATTCGCTGGTGGGCGGCATGTTTACGGTGCCGGGCGGGTAGAACTTGCCCTGGCTGGGCAAGCGCACATAGATTGCGGGCTGTCTAAAATACTGCTTGAGTGGGTTGTTTGACATGTTTTTTTACCTCGGTAAATAGTAATTATGGCAGACCAATACACCCCAGAAGAAATTGCAGAAATTTTTGAAGCATACAACAACGCTATCAAAACCAACACTCCTATCAATGCCGAACTGGCCAAGCAGATGAAAGATGCGGCTGTTGGCGCCAAAGGTTATGCACAGGCTCAGCAAAATCTAATCAAAAGCCTTGGCAAGGCGGCCGTAGACTACACCAAAGAGATGTACAAGGGCGAGCAGGGTGCCAAAGCGTTTAACAACAGCATAGACGGAGTCACCGATGCACTGGGAGCTCTTGCGCTGATTTTATTGCCACTCAAGGGTATATCTCTGATCACCAAAGGAGTAGTAGCGGGCTTGTATGCTCTAGGCAAGGCCACCAAGTTGGCCGGTGAGCAAAGTGACAAATTATACAAGAGTTATCAAGATTTAAGTCGTGCTGGCGCTGCCACAGCCGGCGGCATGACCGAAGTATTTGAAAACATGCAGAAGTTTGGCTATGGTCTAGAAGAACTAGACCAAATGGCTCAGCTGGTCAAAGCCAATTCCAAAGAGTTAGGATTGTTCCTGGGCACAGTGGGACAAGGTGTTCGAGCAGTGGCAGACACAGCCGAAAGCATACAACGCAGCGGTATTCAGCGCGAATTCCTGAACATGGGTATGAAGGTTGATGATATCAACAAAGGCATAGCAGGATATATTGTTCAACAAGGCCGATTAGGCAGATTGCAAGGGCAAACACAAGCTGAACTTAATGCAGGTGCTAGAGCCTACGTTAAAGAAATGGAAATACTCACACGCCTGACCGGTCAGTCTCGTGAGGAAATGGAACAACAGCGTGCGCAGGCCGAGTCAATAGATCAGTTTTATGCGGTAGTCAGTGAACTCGAACCCGGCAAGGCCGCGGAAGTACAAAAAGTATTCAACCAACTGATGGCAATAGATCCCAGCGGAAGCAAGGCCCGCGGCTTTGCTGAAAGTATTTCTGGATTCCAGGGCTTTTCAGAAGATCAAAACAAACTGTACATGGCCACAGGTGGTGCATTGGCTGCCAATATGGAAGCTCTTAAAAATGGTACTCAAAATTCAGCACAATTTCTCGACAAGCTAGGCTTGGCCATCAAGGACAACGAAACCAATCTGAGAGCATTTGCCAAAACTGGATCCGGCGCTGATGCATTTGGTGGATTGGCCAGCAACATGCGACTGGCCAACAAGGCCACACTAGGGTTTGAAAAGAGTGCCGAAGAAGCTGCAAACTCGCTCAAACCACTGGACGGTGTTACAGATACGGCCTCAGGAATGAGGCAGAGTCAAATGCAGGCGAGAGACAGTCTGCAGAGCTTTGTACAACTTGGAGTCAAGCCTGCTACCGAAGCACTGGCATTCTTGGCCAAAGGGGGTGCTGGCGGTGCTGGCATGTTGCCCGGCGGTGGAGGAAAAGCACCCATGGGTGGCGGCGGCGCTGGTGGCGGTTCCGGAAAAATGGACTACGGCAAAGAACTCTACGGTAGAGGCATTGGTGGTGGTGGCACTGGTGGTGGTGCAGCAGGAGCACCCGGTGCAGGACTTACAGGCAAGCCACTTAGCGGGGTCAACCCGGGCCTGGCACAAGCCTTGCAACAGGCCGCAGCCGAATATAATCAGGTCACCGGTAAAACTGTTGAAGTAACCAGTGCAGTTAGAGACAGTGCCAAGCAAGCAGAACTCTATCAGGCCTATGTGTCAGGAAACTCCAAATTTCCAGCTGCTCCTCCCGGAACCAGCAAACACGAGCGCGGCCTAGCAGTTGATATCAGTCAAGCTGTGGCCGACGATATGGATCGAATGGGCTTGTTGAAAAAATATGGACTGTCAAGGCCCGTGGCCAATGATCCGGTACATCTTGAAGTAAGTGCTGCCAACGGAGCAATACTGTCAGGGCCTGCCAGCGGATACAAGCCCAATTTGACCATGCACGGCACCGAAGCCATTGTGCCCTTAAACAGCCCAGCAGCACAGTCGGCATTTGGCAGTTCTGATCAAACCAGTATTATGAGTGCCCAACTGGACAAGTTGGACGAGCTGGTTCGTGTCATGCAAAATCAAGTCAGTGTCAGCACAAAGATCTTGCAGGCTGCCAACTAATCTGCTAAATATAGCACTAACAAAAGGATTTAGAGATGGCTATAGACAGCGGCCGCAATGGACGCAATGGTGGGTGGCGCAAGTATTTTAAAGTGGCCAATACCGGCGGACAACTAAGCCCAATTTCGGGGCAAAATCAATTTGGTCTTCCAAACTATCCAAGACAGACCGGCTCGGGTTACGAAAATGCCGGAACCGGCAACGACTTTGCCTTTCGCAACTATGCCAGCAGATTACCTGAGGTGTATTCGGGGCACCCCAACCGTATTGAACGCTACAACCAGTATGAAAACATGGACTGTGATTCAGAAGTCAATGCCTGTTTAGATATCATTGCTGAATTTTCAACACAGGCCAATGAACAAAACGACACACCGTTTGACATCAACTTCTCTGACAAACCCACAGATCACGAAGTAGAAATTATCAAGAAACAGCTACAACAGTGGACCAAGCTGAACAAGTTGGACCAGCGCATGTTCAAGCTGTTCCGCAACACCATCAAGTACGGTGATCAGGTGTTTGTGCGTGACCCAGAAACTTTTGAAATGTACTGGGTAGACATGGTCAAAGTGGCCCGTGTGATTGTAAACGAGTCCGAAGGCAAGCGCCCCGAGCAGTACATCATACGTGACATCAACCCCAATTTCCAAAACATGAGTGTGGCTCAAAAGACCACACAGGACTACTATGTGAGCCGTGCCACCGGAAGCATAGGTCAAAACAACTACACTGCACCCAACGGTGGCGGTGGTGGTGGCGACGGCAATGTGGGACAGAGCAGATTTACTCAGGCCATGAACGAAACCTGTATTGACAGCCGCCATGTGGTACATCTCAGCCTCAACGAAGGCCTGGATTATTTTTGGCCTTTTGGACAAAGTATCTTGGAAAACATATTCAAGGTTTACAAGCAGAAAGAACTGCTGGAAGATTCAGTACTGATCTATCGTGTGCAACGTGCTCCAGAGCGCAGGATATTCAAGATTGACGTGGGCAACATGCCCAGTCACATGGCCATGCAGTTTGTGGAACGTGTCAAGAACGAAATGCATCAGCGTCGTATTCCCACTGTTACAGGCGGCGGTGCCAACATGATGGATGCCAGTTATAATCCACTCAGCATCAACGAAGATTACTTTTTTCCACAGACAGCAGAAGGTCGTGGCAGCAGTGTAGAAACCTTGCCAGGTGGCCAAAATCTAGGCGAAATCGACGACTTAAAATACTTTAATAACAAGATGGCCCGCGGTCTGCGTGTGCCATCGAGCTACTTGCCCACCGGCCCAGACGACTCAAATCTGGCCATGAACGACGGGCGGGTAGGGACAGCATTGATACAAGAATATCGCTTTAATCAGTACTGCGAGCGTTTACAACGCCTGATCATGCAGAAGCTAGATGATGAATTCAAAATGTTCCTGCGTTGGAGAGGCTTCAACATTGACGCAGGCCTGTTTACCATCAGTCTGTGTGCTCCACAGAACTTTGCCAGCTATCGTCAAGCCGAACTGGACACAGGCCGTATTGGCAGTTTTATGCAGTTAGAGCAGTTGCCCTACATGAGCAAACGGTTCATGCTGGAACGATTCCTGGGTCTAAGCAAAGAAGAAATTGTGGAAAACGAGCAGATGTGGCGCGAAGAACGCGACGAACCTGATCTACAGACTACACAAGGACAAGATCTGCGTGCCATTGGCGTTACACCAGCCGGCCTAGAAGCTGACATCAACATGGGACAAGATCTGGCTGGTGCTGGTGCCGAGCCCGCCGGCGGTGATACCGGCATGACAGGTACTCCGCCCACAGCTGGAACAGCACCTGCAGGCGGGGCCGCACCTGCACCCGCGGGCGTTCCGGGACTTTGATAAATATTCAATCATGATCTTAAACGAATTGTACGAACGCAGTCCTTCTGCCTATCAAGACTTGGAACAGGACAACAGCCAGCCTCGACTGGGCAATCTACGCAAGACTCGCCTGACCCTGCGTCAACTCAGCAAGCTGAGACAAATGAATGACATAAGGTCAGTGGAATACAAAGAAAAATTAAAAGACATACGTAAACAGTATGCACCACCGGCGGCTCCGCCTGCCCTGTAATATTTCTGTCGTAAAACTACCAGTTTTCTACCTTAAAACTACCAATATTACTTGTAGATAGTAAATATCTAACGAGCCATACCTTAAGGAGAAATTATGACATCGAAATTTGAACAGTTGATCGAATATGTGATCAACGATGAAGAGGCCAAAGCCAAAGAACTATTCCACGATATCGTGGTAGAAAAGTCACGTGAAATCTATGAAAATCTCATGGACGAAAGTGAAGAACTTGACGAAGAGAGTCACGATGAAAAAGCCGATGATCGTGCAGAACGTGATGCTAAAAAAGTCAAAAAAGACTTAGAATACGATTTCAAACATGGTCGTAAAGTCAAGGAAGAAGAGCTGGACGAAAATCTTGTTCCAGTTCCAGCAGGCGGAATGGAAGAAGACCTTGACGAAATGATGGGCGGCGATGCTAGCGACGACCTGATCGACGATGTCGAAGCAGAAGAACAAGGCATGCAAGAAGAAGAAGAAATGGACGTCGAAATGGACTCAGAAGAGTCCAGCGACGGCGATATCGAAGACCGTGTAGTTGATTTAGAAGACAAACTAGACGAACTCATGGCCGAATTTGAAGCACTCATGGGCGACGACGGCGACTCTGTTGACGACATGGACGGCGGTGACGATCTAGAAATGGACGACACTGACACAGCCGAGTTTGGCATGGACGACGAAGAAGTCGAAATGGGCATGATGGAAGCTGTTAGTTTATCCAAAGTAGCTCCTGCCAAAATGGGCGACGACGGTGCCAACACCAAAAGTGTAGTGCCACAGAACTCAGGTGCAAAAGGTGCCATGGCTCATCCGGTAAAAATGACAGGCGACACAGCACAAGGCCGTCCTGCTCCTAAAACCGGCGAACTCATTGGTAAAGTGCAAAACAGTGTAGGCGGTAACAAGACCATGAGTCCTGCAACCAAGCCTGTGACAGCACAAGCTAGTGGTGTAAACACAAAAACTCCATTTCCAAAGGCGTAACACAAAGATATGGCTCGCTTAACTTATCTTAAGGAACATCTAAGCTTCACTCAGGCCAGGGCGGAAGTCCTGCTTGAGGAAGCCGCGGATGGATCCGGCAAGAACCTGTACCTCAAAGGCATTTGCATTGAGGGCGGAGTTCGCAATGCCAACGAGCGTGTATATCCTGTAAATGAAATAGCCAAGGCAGTAGAAACCATCAACGAACAAATCACAACCGGACACAGTGTGTTGGGCGAAGTGGATCACCCAGATGATCTTAAAATCAACCTGGATCGTGTGAGTCACATGATTGAAAAAATGTGGATGGACGGACCTGCTGGATACGGAAAATTAAAGATACTACCCACACCCATGGGCGAGCTGGTTAAGACCATGCTGACTTCGGGCGTGAAATTAGGTGTTAGCAGTCGTGGCAGCGGTAATGTCAACGACGCCAACGGACATGTCAGTGACTTTGAAATTGTCACTGTTGATGTAGTTGCTCAGCCCAGTGCCCCAAATGCTTATCCTCAAGCAATCTATGAAGGCCTCATGAACATGAGATACGGTCACAGAATGTTAGACATGGCTCGGGATGCCGGCGCAGACAACAAAGTACAGAGATATTTGAAAAGCGAGATCACTCGTCTAATCAAAGATCTCAAAATCTAGGAGAAACGCATGTTAGATGCACTCAAACCGTTACTAGATAGCGAACTTGTAAACGATGAGACTCGTCAAGAGATTTCCGAAGCTTGGGAATCCAAATTGAATGAAGCTCGTGAGCAGGTGCGTGCAGAACTTCGCGAGGAGTTTGCACATCGTTATGAGCATGACAAACAAGTGATGGTAGAAGCCCTGGATCGTATGGTAACAGAAGGTCTGGCAGTAGAACTCCAACAGGTACAGGCTGAAAAGTCCGCACTTGCTGAAGATCGTGTCAAGTTCCAAGCTAAAATGAGCGAAAGCGCCACAAAGTTCAACAACTTTATGGTAACCAAATTGGCAGAAGAAATTGGCGAATTGCGCCGAGACCGCAAGCAGCATAACGAAGGAATGGAAAAGTTAGAATCATTCGTTGTTCATGCTCTTGCACGTGAGATTCAAGAATTTGCACAAGACAAACAGGACGTTGTTGAAACCAAAGTCCGTCTGGTGCGTGAAGCTCGCGCACAGTTGGAACAACTCAAAGGTCGATTTGTTACAGAATCTGCCCGCAAGATGTCCAACGCTGTTAGCCAACATCTCAAGGCTGAACTCAACCAACTCAAAGAAGACATCCAAGTTGCTCGCGAGAACAATTTTGGTCGTAGAATCTTTGAAGCATACGCAAGCGAATTTGGTGCTACTCATCTCAATGAGAAAGCCGAAGTACGCAAGTTGCATGACATCATTGCAAACAAAGATGCCAAGTTGGCCGAAGCCGTCCAATTCACCAAGAAAGCTAAAGTTCTTGTTGAATCCAAAGAACGCGAGATCAGAATGATCAAGGACTCCAATCAACGCGAAAGCGCCATGGAAGAATTGCTGGCTCCTCTGAACAACGAGAAGCGCGAAGTCATGAAGAACTTGCTCGAAAGCGTCCAAACGTCACGTTTGGCCAATGCTTTTGAAAAGTATCTACCAGCTGTACTCGCCGAAGGTACTGTGAAAGCCCGTAAAGTAATCACAGAAACTGTAAGCGTGGCTACTGGCGATAAATCTGCCCGCAGTCCAGATGCAGATCAACAAGCTGAGAATACCAGCAACGTGATCGATCTAAAGCGTTTGGCAGGGCTGTAAATCCAAGACATAATCAAAGGAGACTTAAATGTCACAAGAATTATTAGAAGGTCGTTGGGACGAAACTAAAGACGCACTCTTGGAGGGTTTATCCGGCTCCAAGCGTACATCTATGAGTGTAATCCTTGAAAATACCAAGAAGTACTTGCGTGAGAACGCATCTTCTGGTTCTACAGTTGCTGGTAACATCGCTACATTAAACCGTGTGATTCTGCCAGTGATCCGTCGTGTAATGCCAACAGTTATTGCTAACGAGTTGGTTGGTGTACAACCAATGACAGGTCCTGTAGGTCAAATCCACACATTGCGTGTTCGTTATGCACAGTCTTTGACTGATACATCCACAGCCGCAACAAGTGTAACAGCTGGTCAAGAAGCGTTAAGCCCATTTACCATTGCTACAGCATACTCCACAGTGCCACAAGGCACAACAAGTACCAATGCATATACTGGTGGAAACACAAGTACATTAGAAGGTACTGGCGGTAAGCAAATTAGCGTACAGATCTTGAAGCAAGCAGTTGAAGCCAAGACACGTAAGTTACAAGCTCGTTGGACATTTGAATCTGCACAAGACGCACAAGCCATGCATGGTATTGACGTTGAAGCAGAGATCATGGCTGCTCTTGCACAAGAGATCACAGCTGAGATCGATCAAGAAATCCTCTTGAGTCTCAGCACATTGGCCGCAACAGAGTTTACATACAACCAAGCTACTGTATCTGGTACAGCAACATTCGTTGGTGATGAGCATGCCGCTTTGGCAGTGTTGATCAACCGCGTTGCTAACTTGATCGCTCAGCGTACACGTCGTGGCGCTGGTAACTGGTG